GTAATCCGACATTTAGATTTAATGACCCAGATAATGCTGTTGCTATTACTAGTACAGGTCAACAATTGATTAAATTTACAGCTGATATAGGTAATAAATTCTATACAAAAGAATTAAAGAAAGATAAAGATTATTGTATTTATACTGATACAGATTCAACTTTCTTTTCATCATTACCATTAATTGAAAGCCGTTATCCAGATTATGATATAACAGACGAAAAATGGATGGCAGATAAAACAATTGAAATTGCAGATGAGGTGCAAGATTTTATTAATAGATCATATGATATTTACGGTAAACGATTTCATAATGTAGATAATCATAGATTTGATATCAAACAAGAAAATGTTGCAAAAGCTGGTTTATGGATTGCCAAGAAAAGATATGCGCAATGGATTATTAATATAGAAGGTCATACAGTATCAAAATTAGATGTGAAAGGACTTGATGTTGTAAGGTCATCATTTCCTCCAGCCTTTAGAAAATTTATGGCTGAAGTGTTAGAAGATATTCTTAATGATATTACAAAAGAAGATCTTGATGAAAAAATTCTTAACTTTAAAGAACATATGAAAACATTGCCATTAATTGATGTAATGTTTCCAATTGGAGTTAAAAATGTTAAAAAGTATACAAGAAAAGGAGATGGCATATTTGCAGTACGTATGAAAGGAACGCCTGTACATGTAAAGTCTGCTTTAAATTATAATGATATGTTAAAACATTTGAAAGTTAAAACTGTTAGAGAAATTATTAACGGTGAAAAAATTAAATGGACATATCTTAAAACAAATAATATGGGATTAGATACAATGGCAATGAAAGGATTTGAAGATCCAGAACCAATTGTTAAATTTGTACAAGGTCATATTAATTACGAAAAAGTCTTCAAATCAGCATTTGCAAATAAATTAAATGACTTTTATGGAGCAATGAAGTGGGGTAGAATACCCGAAAATAATAATTTAGGTAAGTTTTTTGCATTCGGCTAAATAATAAAATAAAGGAGAAAAATTATGGAAACATTATTAACAGTGCTAATTACATTATTGGTTGTGGCTCTAGTAGGTGCAGGCATTAATTTGGTTAGGTTGAACCGAAAAGCTGATGAGCTTGATACATTAAAGTTAGATATGATTGATATTAATGATAGTATTAATCGAATGATTGAAGATCTTGAAAAAGATTTACGTCAAAATGATGAAGAATTGCATAGAGATATGCTTGACCGAATTGAAAGGTGGGTGGCATCAACCGACAGAAGGTTTGATAAAACTTATAATGAAATTCAAAAATTAGATCAAATAGTTAATCCAAATAAGGATTTAATAAAATAATTAACAAATAATTTGGTCGTTTGCAAAAAATTTATTATATTAATTTAAAATAAAAAAAAGTTATGTACGGAAAAAGTTATTGGTATGGAAAAGAAGTAGAAGGTAGATTATCTGATATTGAAACAGTATTTGTAAGAGGATCTGTTCCTAAAAATTATAAAGATTATCCGCATATCTACTTTACAATAGAATATATAGAAATGGCATGTGTTCATGGTAATTGGGACGAAATTCATAATATCTTAGAAACTAAACAATATGTTACAGTTGAAGCAAATGCAAAGACAATGGATAAAATTCCAATGTCTATATTTAATAGAGCTCATGTAATATATAGGATTGAAGATTCTCATGTTGCAAAACTTAAACAAACAGATACATTGTCTATAGATGCTGGATGGTATAGAGTACATCAAATTACCAAATGTAATATGATGGAAATTAATCCAGATGATTATAAATTTGATAGAATAAAAGAATAATATGGAAAAAAGAAATTTATTTTACTTTGGCCTAGAGCCATTAAAAGCAAGGTATACATATCAATTATGTAAAGAATGGATGCCTAAAACATTTGAAAAATATTCAGATACATTAAACTTTATTGATGTAGAAGGTGATTTTGATCCTGATTGTGAAATTAAAGTTGGAGCAGTATTAGATGCTATTGGTAGAGGTAAGTATAGTTTATCTCAATGTCAAAACTTCTTACAGATGCTGTATAATGATAAAGTTCAAGATGGTGATATAATATTCTTGCAAGACTTTTGGACACCAGGAGTCGAAGCCATATGGTATGCATTAGACCTGTATGGTTATAAGAATGTAAAGGTATATACAATGTTACATGCCCAATCAGTTGATGAATATGATTTTACATATCCTATGAAAGATTGGATGAGGCCATATGAATTAGGTTTAGATAAAAGATTAACTGGTATATTTGTAGGTAGTTCTATTCATAAAGAACAATTAAGAGCAGCTGGATTTGAAGCTCCTATACATGTTGTATCGTTACCAATACATAAAGAAGCTACATTATCAAAACTACCATATGGTGAATATAAAAAGAAAAATACAATAGTATATTCATCTAGATTAGATAAAGAAAAAAATCCTTTCTTTATGATGAAAGTAGCAGAAGCATTTCTACAAAATCATCCAAATTATGAATGGCATGTAACTACATCAGGTAAAGCATTCAAAAGTATGTTACCAGGTGTTATAGATGCGTTAGAAAAATTAGCTGAAGAACAACCAAGATTTAAATTATTGACAGGATTAACAAAAGAAGAATATTATACAGAACTAGCAACTTGTAAAATACAATTCAATTCAGCATTACAAGATTATGTATCATGGACGGTTATTGAATCGACAGCATTTGGAGCAGATATAGTATTTCCATTCTTTAGAAGTTTTCCAGAGTTTATAGATGTAGATAGAATGTATAAACCATTTGATGTTAAAGATGCATTAGAAACTATTGAAGAAGCATTAGAATCTCCTAAAGTACATCCACATATAGTTAATAGATCTGATTTAGGAAGACAAATGGAAGGTTATATTATTGCCAATGATTATGAAAATGAATTATGCATATGGCATGAAAAAGAATTATGTGAATCATTATTAGCACAAGAAGATCATAAAAAAGAAATAGAAAGAAGACAATTAGAATTATTTGGAGATTAGAATGAAAGATTTAATTTATTACCCATCATTATCTGCAGGAGGATGTGCCGGAGACTTTAAGAAAAACAAAGAAGTTAAGCCAGGCCTATCATGTAGATTTTATGATAAAGATTTTCCTGAAAGATGGAGACATCCATACTTCTTAATTACAGCTGGCCATCATTATAAATGGGCAGATGCAAGACAAAGATATGGATTAGAAGATGATGTTTTAGTATTAGGAGATTCTGGAGGATTCCAGTTAGCTACTGGAGCAATTAAATGGGATCCGTCATTTAAGAAAACTATATTTGATTGGTTAGAAACAAATTGTGATTTAGGAGTTAATTTAGATATCCCACCTAGAGCAAAATATGATGGAAAGTTTTTTGAATGTATGGATATTAGTTATGACAACTTCAAATATTTTGCAGATAATCAATCTGGTAAATGTAAGTTCTTAAATGTCATTCAAGGTAATAATGTTGAAGAATACGAAGCATGGTATCAGAAAATGAAAGACTTTGAATTTAATGGTTGGTGTATTGGTGGAGCTCAAAAAAGAGTAACTATGTTTATGTCTGCATTAGTACCAATGATAAAGAATAGAGAATTTGAAAAAGCTAGAAATCAATTTGTACATGTTCTGGGTATTTCTAAAATATCAGATTTCTTTATGTTAAGCTTCTTTCAAAAGATGGTAAACAAATATCATGGAGGTAGAATACAAATATCAACAGATTCAAGTTCTCCTGGGTTATATCCAGTATATGGAACTTATTTACATTCACCTCAATTAAGTAAAATGACTTTTACAGATTTATATTTTCCAAAAGGAGAAAATCTTCCGTATAACGCAGATGATTTAGTTCCTAATCCATTAGGACATCCTGTATCAGAAGGAATGACATTTGGTGAAGTATCAAATTATAAAGGTCCAGTAACAATGAAAATGACATTAAATAATTTATTTGTATTTAATGAAACTGTTAAACAAGTAGAAGAAATAGTAAAATGTCATAATGAATTATTACAAACAGTAGTTCCTAGAGACTTCTATGCAATACTAATGAGTATGGAAGAAATGTTTCAGGACCCAGACAAAGCAATTCATATCTATAACAAGAATAGACAATTGTATGATAAGTTTGGTGGTAGTACAAGAGATTTAGTAAACAATGAAGTATTTAATCAATTTTTCGAATAAAAAAGGTAAACAATGGAAAAGAAACAATTAACAAGTTTTATCGATAAGTATCATTTAGCAGGTAATGCAAATTCTGTTAGGTTAGATATTAAAGATAAAAAAATGTCATGTAATTTTATTACAGATGACCAAAACGTAGTAGGTACGGTATCAATGGATAATTTTGATATCGAAGATGTAACATTAGGTGTTTATGCAACATCTCAATTAACAAAGTTATTAACTGCATTAGATAATGATATTAAATTAAGAGTAAATAATGCAGACGGAACTGCATTTTCAATTAATTTATCTGATTCAACAACAGATGTAACATTTATGCTAGCTGATTTATCAGTAATCAGACAAGTTCCGGCAATGAAACAATTACCAGACTTTAATGTTAAGATTAATTTAACAAAAGATTTTGCAGATAAATTTGTTAAATCTAAAAATGCATTACCAGAAACAGAGAATTTTGCAATTGAAAGTGATGCATTAGGAACTAATATGATTTTAAATTATTCAACTTTGAATACAAATAGAATTACATGGCCAACTAAACCTGAAGGAGAATCTACAGACTTAAAAGCTACTTGTTTTTCAGCTAACTTATTTAAAGAAATATTAGTTGCAAACAAAGATGCAGAAGCAGGTTATATTGAAGTATCTGGTGCAGGATTAGCAAGAGTTACATTTACAGGAAAAGATTATTCATCAACGTACTATTTAGTACAATTACAAGCAGCATAATATGTTTGGAAACGTAGAAAATACATTATGGGTAGAAAAGTTTAGGCCTGGAACATTAGATGGATATGTTGGTAATGAATTAATTATCAGCAAAGTAAAATTATACCTTGAAAATGGAGATGTTCCGCATTTGTTATTTTATGGTGGTGCAGGAACTGGTAAAACAACTTTAGCAAAAATTATTGCAGGCAATGTAGATGCAGATATTATGTATATAAATGCATCCGATGAAAACAATGTCGAAACAGTTAGAACTAAAGTAAAGAATTTTGCAAGTACAATTGGATTCAAAAGATGGAAGATTGTTATATTAGATGAGGCAGATTATATGACTCCAAACGGACAAGCTGCATTAAGAAATTTAATGGAAACATTTTCAAAGACAACTAGATTTATTTTAACATGTAATTATGTTGAGAAAATTATTGACCCAATTCAATCTAGATGTCAAGTATTTGGAATAACTCCGCCTAATAAAAAAGAAGTTGCAAAAAGGATTGTTGATATATTAAAAGAACAAGATATTCAATTTGAAATGGAAGATTTGGTAACATTAATAAATAATGGATACCCAGATATTAGAAGAGTACTTAATTCTGCTCAACGTCAAGTTATTGATGGTAAATTACAAATTGATAAAGAAAGTTTAGTCCAAGCAAATTATATGACTAAGTTATTAGATATTTTACAAAATACTAATGATAAAAAAACTTGTTTTCAAAATGTAAGACAATTAATTAACGATAGTAAAGTAAAAGATTTTACTGCATTATATAAATTTTTATTTGATGAAATTGATGAATATGCTAAAGGGCATATAGCAAGTGTTATATTGATATTAGCTGAATCACAATATCAAGATGCATTTGCAGTTGATAAAGAATTACATATAATGGCTACAATGGTAAAGTTAATCAACGAATTAAAATAAGGAGAACATTATGGGAAAAGAAATAAAAATGGGAAGGCCAGAAGCAGGATTAAAAATTGATGCATCTGATTTAGATGACATTTGTTGTGAAGAATGTGGAGGTAAAGTATTTAGACAAGTTTCCATGTTTAAAAGATTATCAGCATTAGTATCACCTACAGGTAAAGAACAAATAGTTCCAATACCAGTATTTAGATGTGATGACTGTGGACATATTAATAATGAATTTTTACCTAAATCAAAAAAGAAATAAATTATGGCAAAGAAATTAGAATTTGGCGAAATCGCAAGAACAGGATTGTTAAATGGTGTAATGCAGTTAGCGAATGCTGTATCTGCTACATTAGGACCTAAAGGTCGTACAGTAGTATTACAAAATAAGTTTGGTACTCCGGTTATTACAAAAGACGGAGTATCAGTTGCAAAAGAAATTGAGTTAGAAGATCCATTAGAAAATGCAGGAGCTCAGATGGTAAAAGAAGCTGCAGCAAAAACTAATGATATGGCAGGTGATGGAACTACTACCGCAACTGTATTAGCTCATAGTATACTAAAAGAAGGATATAAGAAAATTGCAAATGGAGCAAATCCAATAGAACTAAAACGAGGTATAGATATTGCAGTTGATAATGTAGTATATTATCTCAAAGAAAATGCAAAACCTATTAGTGGAAATGAAGAGATTGCACAGGTAGGAACTATATCAGCTAATAATGATTTATCAATTGGAGGAATTATAGCAGAAGCAATGGATAAAGTAGGACAAGATGGAGTTATTACTGTTGAAGAAGGAAAGACATCTGAAACTATATTAGAAGTAGTAGAAGGAATGCAATTTGATAAAGGCTATTTATCTCCATATTTTGTTACAGATTCAAATAAAATGGAAGCAGTTATGTCAGATGTATTAGTTTTAATTATAGATAAAAGAATTTCTAATATGAAAGATATATTACCAATATTAGAACAAACTATGCAAACAGGAAAAGAAGTATTACTTATTGCAGATGAGGTAGAAGGAGAAGCTTTATCAACTCTTGTTGTAAATAAAATTAGAGGAAGTTTAAAAATAACAGCAATAAAAGCTCCAGGTTTTGGTGACAAGAAAAAAGAAATGTTACAAGATATTGCAGTTTTAACTGGCGGAACAGTTATATCAGAAACAGCTGGATTTAAATTGGAAGAAGCAACTTTAGATTTATTAGGTTCAGCTGAAAAGATAGTAGTAGATAAAGATAATACAACTATAGTTAATGGTGCAGGAACTAAAGAATTAATTAGTGATCGTATTGAAACAATTAAAAATCAAATTGAAAAATCTACTTCTGAGTATGAAAAAGAAAAAATGCAAGAAAGATTAGCCAAGTTAGCTGGCGGAGTTGCTGTTATTAAGATAGGAGCTAGTTCTGAAATTGAAATGAAAGAAAAGAAAGATAGAGTAGAAGATGCTCTTAATGCAACTAAAGCAGCTGTTGAAGAAGGTATTATATCTGGAGGAGGAGTAATATTAAGAAGATGGGTAAATGATGATTCTGAAATATATAGTAATGCAGATCAAGAATTAGGTGGTAATATTATTGAAACTGCATGTCATGCACCATTCAATGCTATTATGGAAAACGCAGGACTTAATCCAGAAGTTATTTTTAATAAATTAGGCCCAGAAAAATATACAAAAGATTCGACACCTACTAATCAAACAGAAGGATATGATGCTAGAAATGAAAAGGTAGTTGATATGATAGAAGCAGGTATTATTGACCCAGTTAAAGTAACAAGAGTTGCATTAGAAAAAGCAGCATCAGTTGCAGGAACAATGTTAACTACAGAATGTGTTGTTATTGATATTCCAAAAGAAGAATCAGCTCAACCACAAATGCCAATGATGTAATATGAAAAAACCAGCAACAATATTTGATCATATAGCAGGTATAACTCATAAGAAAAAAGAATGGAATCAGTTATCAGAAACTGATCAAAAATCGTTTACTCCATATATTATTAATAGATGGCTGTCGATGCATCCTGACTTAATTGAAACAATTGATTTACTACAACGATATACAATTGGACCTTTAAGTAAAAAACATGTATATCAATTGTATTATGATATACTACCAAATGCTAATGTTAGAGCAAAGTACATTAAAGGAAAAAAAATGAATAAATATAATAAAGACCTTGTAAAACTTATTGCAAATCATTATAATGTTAATTCTCGAGAAGCTGAAGAATATGTTGATTTATTTAAGAATACAAGCGGCGGTCCAAACCATTTGAATAAGTTATTAACAATGTACGGTAAAACAGAAAAAGAAATAAAAAAGTTATTAAAATGAAAACAATAAAAGATCAACCTAGAGTCAAGTTTCAAGAAGTAGATAATACCACAGCATCACATCATGCAATTAATTATTGTGAAGAACATTTTCCAGAAACATGTAATGAATTTAAAAAGATAATGCAAGAACAATACGAGATGTTTTGTAAAAAGCAAAAAAATTATGGCCCAGGTAATATATCAGTAGGAACTAATTTAGAAACTCCAGATGATATAAAATTATCACTAACAGGTTTATGGTTTAGATTAAATGATAAAATTCAAAGATTAAAACAATTAATTGTATTAGGTCATAAAGATGAAGTTGGAGAATCTGAACAAGATACGTTTCAAGATCTATCTATATATGGTATTATTGCACAGATAGTTTCTGCAAAAAAATGGGGTAAATGATTTGGTACTTTGAAATATTTTTCTTATATTTAATATATGAATAAGTTCCTAAAGTTTAACCAGAGAGAGCCTAATAAGGCAGAAAGAAAAATATCATATTCACAATATGCAATGTATTCAACATGTCCTAAACATTGGGAATTAGCTTATGTGAAAAATTTAAGAACATTTAGCCAATCTATCCATACTATATTTGGAACAGCTTTTCATGAAACATTACAAAATTATTTAACTGTAATGTTTGAACAATCTGTTACAAAAGCTAATCAAATTGATCTTAATAAATATTTAGCAGATCAAATGCATAGTTTATATAAAGAAGCTGTAAACAAGATGGGAGAACATTTTTCAACTAAAAGAGAAATGAACGAATTTTATTCTGATGGTGTTGCAATTTTAGATTGGTTCAAAAAGAAAAGAGGAGCTTATTTTTCTGCTAAGAATGAAGAATTACTAGGAATAGAAATTCCAATATACCATCCAGTAAATAATACAAATGATAAAGTAATGATGTTGGGTTATTTAGATGTTGTTATTAGAGATAAAAGAGATGGTAAGATAACTATTATAGATATTAAAACTAGTACAAGAGGTTGGAATAAATATCAAAAAGCAGATAAAACAAAAACATCTCAATTAGTATTATATAAAAAGTATTTTGCAGAACAATATGGATTTGATGTTGAAAATATTGATATAAAATATATGATTGTAAAGAGAAAATTAATTGAAGGAGCAATGTTTCCGCAAAAAAGGATAACAGAGTTTATGCCAGCAAGCGGTAAGCCAACTAGAAATAAATTAACTCGATCAATAGAATCATTTGTAGATTTAAATTTTAATACAGATGGTTCATATAAAACAAAAGAATTTACCGCAGTAGCTGGTAAAAATAATAAAAATTGTAAATGGTGTGAATTTAAAGATCAAATAGATTTATGCCCAAAAGAAAATAGAGTAAAATTATGAGTAACTTAATTACAAATGCATTAATGTTAGATGCAAAAGCACAAGAAGCAAAGGCAATTGCCAATCTACAAAACTATATGTCAAATTCAGCAGGAATTGGTGAACATCCAGATATAGTAGCTGAATGTAAAAAATTAGTTAAAGATATTGCAGAAGCAAGAGAATTATCTGAAACAGTAAAAAGTTTAATATCAGAATCAGATGAGAGTAGCAATAATAGGCAGTAGAGAGTATGAAAATACGCGTAAGATAAAAGATGCGTTATTTCAACTTAAGCAAAAATTTGGAACTGATCTAATTGTTATATCAGGCGGAGCTCAATATGGAGCAGATAAATTTGTAAGAAAGTATGCATTAGAGTTTGGAATAAAATATCAAGAATTTAATCCAGCTCATACAACTAAAAATTTATATTCTGCAATGTCAGATAATTATTATGACAAGCCGTATCATGTATCACAATTTCATCATAGAAATATGTTGATAGCAAAAGCATGTGATGTTATGATGGCATTTATACCAAATGGATTAACTGCAAATGGAAGTGAAAGTGCAATCAAATCGGCTAAAAAATTAAATAAACCAGTAACAATAATAACATGAAGAAATATTTAACATATCATGCCAAATGGCAATTAGGTATAATTGTATCATGGCCATGCATGTATCTGTTTTCAGATATTTTAGGTTGGTCAAACCTTGCAACAGTAATTGGATTTCAATTTGTAGGAGCATGTATATTTTGGCCAATTGACAAATTTATTTTCAAAAAAATGAAAGGTTAAAGCTTGCAAAAGCATATTTATATTAAATTAAAAGAACGGTTATAAGAGGAAATATATGGAACCAATAAAGTTACCAAAATTAAAAAAGATCAATTCAAACAGGCGTACTAAAAAGAAAATTTTACTATTATCTGACGATTTAAGAATGTTTTCTGGTATAGGAACAATGTCAAAAGAATTTGTATTAGGAACTGTAGACAAATATGATTGGGTACAGTTAGGTGCAGCAGTAAAACATCCAGATCATGGAAAAATAATCGATATTTCAGCTGATGTACAAAAAGAAACAGGTGTAGAAGATGCATATGTTAAAGTATATCCACATAACGGATATGGTAATCCACAAGTATTACAAGAATTATTAAACATTGAAAAGCCAGATGCAATTTTACATTTTACAGACCCAAGATTCTGGGGATGGTTATATTCAATGGAGCATGAACTTAGACAAACTATGCCATTAATGTATTATAACATATGGGATGATTTACCTTATCCGCATTGGAATGAACCATTTTATGAATCTTGTGATTTATTAATGAATATATCAAGACAAACAAATAATATTGTAAAAAATGTATTACAAAAATATCCAAAACCTGATTGGGCAGTTCAATGGGTTCCGCATGGAGCAAATGCAAAGCACTTTTTTCCAATAACGCCATTGTCACCTGATTGGGCAGAATATGAACAATTCCGTACAAATTTTAGAGCACAAAATAACGCTGAATTTGTTGTATTTTGGAATAATAGAAATATTAGAAGAAAACAACCAGGTGATTTAATTTTATCATATAAAGCGTTTTGTGATAAACTTCCAAAAGAAAAAGCTGAAAAATGTGTTTTATTTATGCATACACAAGCATCGGATGATAACGGAACAGATTTAATAGCAGTTAAGAATGCATTATGTCCAGAGTATAAAGTAATATTTTCTACAACAGCTGTTGATACAAAACAATTAAATCATTTTTACAACAATGCAGATGTAACTATAAACATCGCATCCAATGAAGGATTTGGTATTTCATGGAATGAATCATTACATACAGGAACGCCAATTATTAATAATGTAACAGGAGGATTGCAAGATGGTTGTAGATTTGAAGATGAAAATGGAGATTGGATAGAATTTACGACAGATTTTCCAAGTAACCATGATGGAACATATAAGAAACATGCAAAATGGGTAAAACCAGTATTTCCATCAAATAGATCAATGCAAGGTTCGCCACAAACACCATACATATTTGATGATAGAGCAGATTTTAGAGACATAGCAGATGCAATAATGTATTGGTATAACATGCCTAGTGAAGAAAGAGAAGAATGTGGCCTAGCTGGACATGAATGGGTTAATGGAACTGAATCTTATATGTCAGCAAAAGGAATGAGCGAATTGATGGAAAAATGTATTAGTGAATGTTTTGAAAAATGGACACCTAGAAAAAAATTCACGACATATAAAATTGAACAAAGAAAACAAATTGAAAAACCAGGAGTTATATTATGACAAAACCATTTATAGTAATACAAGGACCAGTTGCAACAAGATCAGGATATGGAAACCATACAAGAGATCTAGCATTATCATTAATTAAAGCAGATAAATATGAAATAAAAATAGTATCATTACCATGGGGTTCATGTCCTATGAATGCTTTAGAGGCAGATAATGAAGATCATAAATTAATACAAGAAAAGATTGCAAGACAAAATATAAATCAGCAACCAGACATATTTATTCAAATTTCAGTTCCAAATGAATTCCAAGCTAGAGGCAAGTTTAACATAGGTGTTACAGCTGGAATAGAAACAACATTAGTTTCTCATGAATTTCTTCAAGGATGTAATAAAATGGATTTAATTTTAACTACCAGCGAACATTCAAAGAATGGATTTGTTCATAGTGTTTTTGATAAAATGGATGAAAAAACAAAACAAAAAGTTGGCGATTTAAAATTAGAAAAGCCTATTGAAGTACTATTTGAAGGTGTTGATCTTAATATATACAAAAAAACATCAACAATTGCAAAACCAGTACTTGATGAAATAAATGAAATAAAAGAAGATTTTTGTTATTTGTATGTAGGACATTGGTTGAATGGACAGTTAGGACAGGATAGAAAAGATACGGGTATGATGATTAAAACATTTTGTGAAACATTTAAAAATAAAGCAAAAAAGAATCGACCAGGCCTAATTCTTAAAACATCTCATGCAACATTCTCAATTATTGATCGCGATCATATAACAAATAAAATTCAAGAAGTAATTCATCCATATGGAGATCGTGCACCAAATATATATTTACTTCATGGCGATCTAACTGATAATGAAATGAATTCATTGTATAATCATCCTAAAGTAAAAGCAATGGTATCATTTACAAAAGGTGAAGGATTTGGTAGGCCATTAGCAGAATTTGGTATGACAGGTAAACCTATTATTGCATCCGATTGGAGTGGACAAAAAGATTTTCTAAAATATGGAATAATGTTACCTGGAACATTGACACAAGTGCATCCATCAGCAACAGATAGATTTATATTAAAAGAAGCACAATGGTTTACAGTTAATTATTCATATGCATCAAAGATACTTGTTGATGTAAAAGATAACTATAAAAAATATTTAGAAAAAAGTAGAAAACAGTCACATCATATAAAAACTAATTTTAGCTTAGATAAAATGAAAGAGTTATTCTGTGAATATGTAGATAACGGTATTAAAAATGTACCACAACAAATGTCATTGCAATTACCTAAGTTAAAGAAAATAGGAAGCAATAAAACATCAGAAGCACCTAAGCTAAAATTACCAAAATTAAAAAAGGTTGAATCATGAGCGATATAGAAATAATAAAAAACGAATCAGGTATAAATTTAGAGTATGACGAAGTATCACCTATTACAAAAAATAAATGCGTAATAGTTGAAGCGGATACAAATACAGGAGATGAGCATAGAATGTGTATGGAGTCAGGATACATTACTCGTACATCATTAGTATTTAATTCAGATGCATGTAAACAATTTGAACAAGGATGTTCTGAATTGATGGTTAAATTAAAACTAATAGATAATGTATTAAATACGGTTTGGTATCCAACTTTTATGCAAATGCCAGGTGTAATGATGTATGCAGAAGGAAAAGGAGGAGCTCCAACTGATTATAATTGGAGTATATCAAAAGTAATACCTATAGAAGGAGATGAAAGATTAAAGTATCCGATACCAGGTAGAGATGATGAATATTATACTACAAAATTAGATGTTGACAATGCAATAAAATTTGAAGGATATGATTTCCAAAATGCATTAGATGCATTTTATACAATAGCACAGGAGAAGCAAAATGAAAATTAGTTACGCAATTACAGTATGCAATGAGCATAAAGAAATAGAAAAATTATTAACATTTTTATTCGAACATAAACGACGAGAAGATGAAGTTGTTGTTCAAATGGACATGAATGCAACTCAAAAAGTTATAGATGTATGTGAAAGGTTTGAAAGTAAACCTGCATCAGAATATTCTCTTAATCAATTTGCATTGGATAAGAATTTTGCAGCATATAAAAATAAATTAAACAAAAGTTGTAACGGTAATTGGATATTTCAAATAGATGCAGATGAAATACCTAATGAATATCTAATTGAAGCATTACCGTTTATTTTAGAAGCTAATGCAGAGACAGAAGCTTATTGGGTTCCTAGAGTAAATACAGTAGCAGGAATAACAGAAGCTCATATTGCAAAATGGGGATGGAGAGTAGATGACCAAGGTTGGGTAAACTTTCCAGACTGGCAAATGAGAATATATAGAAATGATGAAAATATTTACTGGATAAAGCCAGTACATGAACAATTAAAAGGTTATACTAAATTTGCAAATTTACCTGCAGAAGAAAATTATTGCATATATCATCCAAAAAATATTGGAAGACAAGAAGCTCAAAATGCATTTTACGAAACAATTTAAACAAAATGAAAAATATATTAATTACAGGAGGAACAGGATTTTTAGGTTCATATATTGCTAAGCGAGTATTACCTAATGCAGAAAGTGTAACAATTGTTACATTAAATATTAAACAAAAAACTACATTAAAAGCTTTAGGAATTGATACTAGTAAGATTAATATAGTTCAAGGCGATATTAGAGATTTTGAATTCATCAAATTATTATTTAATGAATATGAATTTGATACGGTATTTCATTTAGGAGCTTTATCAGAAGTAAAGAAATGTCAACCAGATCCTAAATTAGCATTTGATACAAATATAGTAGGAACTATAAACATATTAGAAGCTGCAAGAATATTTGGTAATGTAAAAGCAATAGCAGTGAGTAGTTCAGATAAAGCATACGGTTCAGGTAAGTTACCATATCTTGAAAATACGCCTATGGATGGCCAAGGGGTATATGAAGTATCAAAATCATGTACAGATTTAATTGCAAGATCATATTTTTATAACTATAATTTACCTGTTGTTGTTACAAGATGTTCTAATTTATATGGTGGAGCCGATATGAATATGTCTAGAATTATTCCAAATACAATTAGATTAGCATTACAAGGAAAGTCTCCTATGATATGGAAAGGTAGTGAAGAATCTATTAGAGAGTTTTTATATATAGAAGATGCAGTTGATGGGTATTTGTCTTTAGTTAAAAATATAGACAAAACAGCAGGAGAAGCATTTAATATTGGTAGTGGCGAAATAATTTCTATTGGAGATCTAGTTGTTATGATATTATCTAAAATTAATAATAAATTACTAATTAATTATAAAGAAAAAGATTTTCCAGAAATTAATCATCAATATCTTGATTCAAGTAAAATTAAGGATACTACCAATTGGAAACCAAATACTACATTGTCAGATGGATTAGATAAATCAATTATACAATATAAAACAATACTATGATAAAGGTAAAAATTCAAAATCCTACTATTGCTAGAAATCGACCTACATTTAATCCTTTCTATGTTGTAAAAGATATGTTGCGTAACTATAGCATTGATATAACAGAATCGAATGATTATGATTATTTGTTTGTAGGAATGAATGATTTTATAGACAAGTCAATACCATTACAAGATAGTATAAATAAAGGTTTAGATAATCTATCTAAAATAACAGGAGATTATTTTTTATTCGATGGTTCAGATTCTACATCATTAATGGGAGCATATGAAGTATTTGAACAAAGCAATGCAATCTATTTGTTAAAAAATCAATTATTACCAAATCGCGAAGATTATAAAATACCATATGCTTTTAATAAATTCTTTTTTGGAAAAGGAAGTGATTTAGATTTATCATATGATATTCCTAAAGATAAATGGAACCGAATAAAATTTTCACATAATAATTTAGGATATTGGAATAACTACCATCAAATGCAACCAGTTAATACAAATAAAACTATAGATCTTTGTGCAATATTTCAAGCATACCATAAAGAAAATTATGATCATAGCGTACGTAATGATTTATTGTATACTGAACATAGAGCAGGATTATGGGATAAATTGCAACCTTTGAAAAATCAATATTCTATGATAACTGAAAAATTACCATATCAAGAATATGTTAAACAATTATGGAGTTCAAAAGTTTGTATATCTCCATATGGTATGGGTGAATTTTGTTTTCGTGATTTAGAAGCAATGGTATTTGGTACAATAATTTTAAAACCAAGTCATGAATTAGTTGATACATTACCAAATCTAATGATAGATAATGAAACATTTATACCATGTAAATATGATTGGTCAGACCTAGAAGAAAAACTTGATTATATTTATAGTAATTTTAATGAATTAAATGAAAGAATTATATACAATATAAGAAAAAAATACTCAGAAGAATTTACATCTGAAAAATTATGTATGTATTATTACAACATGTTTAATAATTTACAAGGAGTTACAAATGAATAACATAAAATTTGCAGTTGCAACAGATAATTCAGCTGAGCCATCATATTATTGTAAAGATAATAAATTTTATAGATCTGAAACTAACCAAGATGTTACAACAACAGATTTACCGTATAGCGCATTTTGGACATACCCAGCATTATTTGATGGACATTTTATTAATCTAACAAATAATGTGTATCCTGACGAACAATTTGATCTTATATTTGCAGCAATAGAATGTAATCCTGAATATCTCCATGTATTAAAAAAATTATATCCAAATGCAGTTATTGTAGGAATGTACAAAGAAATTTGGAATAATAACGAATCTGTACGTAATTATATTATCAGAAATACAGAAGCTTATATTCAGCCATATCCAACTATAGATTTTTATCATCTACATGGACTTGAACAACCAAAAAATGCTTATGTGATTACACATCCTATTAATCATAAATTGTTACAAGAAAAATATGGTACTAAAAAGGACGAAACAATTTTTAATTACAATAGAAAAGTTGCAGGTAGACATTCAACTAATAATGATGAAATTTTAAAACAAATAGATTTAGAAGTAGTTAACCATAATGGAGAAAAAGGGTTGCAACCATTTATAAAAAGTTGGTCTAGATGTAAATACTTACTAAGTACTGATAAAGCTACCATGGGAGGAATACAAAGTGTGCAATGTGCAGTATTAAATACTATTATGGTAGGAGGAAACAATGATAATCATAAAATATTATTTCCAGAATTAACAGGTACAGATGTAAATCAATTAGTTGCAAAAATTAAACAATTAGAATCTGACTCAGAATACAGAAATCAGGTACAATCATATGCATATGAAACATGTATGAATACATTTTCTTATAATGCAGTAAGATTACAAATTTTAAATTTATATAAGGAATTAACAAATGGTAACTGATTTACAATCATCAATAAAACGACAAGGAGAGTGGGTTACTCAAATAATTCATTTTGTTGGCGGTGAAAAGCGAACATTTGAAGGAGTTGATACTAAAACTATAAAACAAGGACAATTTACAAAATTAATATCATCAGATGGGCGATATATTCTAATAAATGATAAAAATGTTTTATGTATAGAGGTTTTTAAATATGACAAATAAAAAATTAGCAGTAGTAATAAGTGGATGGCATTATCCATACTCATTTTATCAGCAGATAAAAAATCAACAAATACCAAAAAATTGGAATATTGATGTATTTGTAGTATCTCACCGTGACCCAGAATTAGAAATTGTGTACGAAGAAAAACAACCACTAATGCAACAATTTGGTACAGGTATCTTGCAAGATATTGATAAACAATTATATGGTCGAATTATTACAAAAAAAGAAATAAAAGATTTTGGATTTACGTATAATGAAGAACCTAATGATGTAGGAGATTTAAATTTATTTAATCAATGGGTTCAGCGACATTATAAAAGTCAATACGATTATATAATGTATACACATGATGACACATTTATGCTGAATGATAGATTATTTTTAGATATATTAGAAAAAAAGGCACCATTAATTACAAATCCATCTCCTAGTGTAATGAATTCAGTAAACCCAGATTATGATTGGCATCATCTAGCATCAGGTGTACATCAAGGTACGACGTGTCCAAGAACATCATTTACTGTTGTAAGTAGAGAGTTGTTAGATAAATTAGCACCTGTATTTAAAACAATCACAACTGAAGGAACTGATTTAAATCGTACAGATGAAGTTAATACACCGTATGAAATTTCAGGAAATAAAATTAATACTTCAATATTAGGAACATGGAACGCGCCAGGAAGAAATTTTTGGAAATGGTGTCATGAAAATGGTTATGAAAATAAATCTGTAAGATTATCTGATACATATAGAGTTACACCATATTTTATTGAAGGCGAACGAGGGTTTATATGGTCACCTGATAGTGAACAAAGTTTAACAAATTATTTATCATCTAAAAATATACCAATTGAGTTTAAAACATCTAGTTTAAAAAAATTAGTTATATTTGGACCATGGTGTGGAGAATTTTGTTATGAATTAAGTTGGTGGATACCAGAGATACGTAAATTACGTAACGAAAATTTTAAAGATTACGATGCATTTATGGTAGGTTATAATGGCAGAAAAATATTATATGATGATTTTATAGATAACTATATACCATACACTCAAGAATTAGAAGATACATTATTATATCCAGCAACATGTGGCCAACATGATGTAGAAAAATATCAAGATATTATTCCTGAAAATTTGTTAGAATATGTTAATGAGGTAGGACAGCCTTATTTAGATAAATATGAAGATATAAGCTTATATGTTCCAGGAAATATTCCATTTGGATCAGAGCGTACATTATCAGAACAACCATTTGGAGAATATAAACATTATAACGCATCATATGAAATAATGTGTTCTGTTAAAGAAGAAATAAAATTTGATAATGATAGAGAAACAGTTGCGTTAATGGCTCGTATACGTAATAGAGTTGGAAAAACATGTTATTTAGACTGGAACCCAGAACATTGGAAAACGTTTATAAATTATCTTATCAATGATTTGAAAGTAAATGTTGTAATGATTGGAATCGAACAAAAAGAAGGTAGTAGTGCAGGTGCATCTCTTACATTTGAAAACTCAGAAAATTTGAAAGGAATTATATTTAAAGGAAAAGATTCAGTTGAACGACAAATTGCATTATTACAATTAACAAAATGTAGTATATACGGAGCATCAGGTACTGCATGTTTTCCATTTTTTATTAAAGGAGCAGCCACATTCACTCAACAAACAGATACAGAAGGTTTTAGACTTAAATTTCAATGGGAAAGAGATTTAACTAATAATTTAGAAAAAGTAGAAATATTTGATAAATATAAAAACAATGAAATTTATGATTCTCCACCAGAAGAATTATATGAGGTGTTTAAGAAGTTTTACCAAAAATTAATTTGATATATGAAAAAAATTTTATATATTAAGTAATAATAAAAAGTTTTAAAAGAAAGGAATATATGAAAATTAGAAAAAATATGTTACCAGTACTTAGACCATATGGTGGTAAGGAAGAAATAGAAGCATTAAAAGAAGTCATCGATAGTGGGTGGTGGGGAAAAGGACCAAAAGTTGATCAATTCGAAAAAGAATTTGCAGAGATGGTTGGAGCAAAATATGCTGTAGCTGTTACTAGTAATTCTCATGGACAAGACTTAGTGATGAAAGCATTAGATATTAAAGATGGAGATGTAATTAATCCTACTATATCATTTATGGCCACTGCTATGATTCCATTATGGCAGGAAAATGTAACTACAAATATAGTAGATGTTGATCCGTATACAATGTGTATAGATCCTGAAGATGTACGTAAGTCACTTACTCCAAATACAAAAGCAATTATAGCAGTTAATCAAGCAGGAGTTCCAGCACCTATCAAAGAAATAAGAAAATTTTATGATGGACTAATCATCGAAGATTGTGCTCATAGCTGTTACACTCCAGGAGCAGGACAAGCTAGTGATATAGCAGTTTGGTCGTTCCAGGCAGTTAAAACAATGCCATGTGGAGATGGAGGAATGATTACTTTGAATGATGAAAAATTATATCATAAATTAAAAGAAATGACTTGGTTTGGTGTATCATCTACATTCTCACGAGTAGCAAAAGAAGATACAGTAACTGGTAAACCTGGATATACTTGGGATTATGAAGTTGATAAGATAGGCTATAAATGTTATATGATAGATCTAACAGCTACATTATGTTTAGAACAAATGAAAAAATTACCTCAAATGTTAGAATGGAGAAGACATGTACAAAAAAGGTATAATGCAGAACTATGTAGCGAGGTAGAAAGGCCTCCACATACAGAAACAGTTCAGTACTACTGTGCAAAAGTTCCAGCCGAACATAGAGCAGATTTAATTGATTATTTGGCATCAAAAAATGTACATACATCAGTACATTTCAAGCCATTACATAAGTATGAAATTATTCAAAAACATATGACTCATAAAAATAGAGAATTTCCTGCAGCTGATAAAGAATGGTTAAAATTAGTATCATTACCAGTACATCCAGCTATGACAGAAGAAGATATTGACTATGTAATTTATTGGGTTAATCAATATTTTAAAGAAAACGCAATGAATCCTGAAGAATTAAAGAAATTACAAAGTTAATAATGAAATATATTTTAGAAATAACTACAAAAATTGGATGTTCAAATATGTGTGAATATTGCCCACAAACTAAATTAGTTAGGCGATATATGAAAAATAAACATATGCATACAATGAACGATTATTTCAATTCAGCAGGAGATAATATTCATCTAGCGTTTATGGAAGAATACCTTAAAAAAGATAAAAATCGCGAAAGAATGATGTCACTCGAAACTTTCAAGAAATGTTTATCTACTATCGATCCATCTGTAGATATACACTTTTCAGGGTATGTAGAAGCATTTGAAAATCCATTAGCTATAGATATGGTAGAACATGCTGTACAAAAAGGACACTTAGTAGGAATTAACACAACATTAATGTTTGTTACTAAAGAAATTATAGATAGATTAGTTAAAATAGGAAGTTTTAAACATTTTAGTGTACATACTCCATCTGCTACATACTTTGAAACAATTGGAAGAATAGGAAAAACAAGTTTCTTAAGAAATGACCCAAGAGATGCAGAAAAATCAGGTAAAGAAATATCAGAAAAATATTTTGATTTGTTAGAATATATGATAGACAATGCAGGTCCAGTAAATGCAGTATTTCATACTCATAGCGCACCAGGCCATTCATTACATCCTGAAATAGAAGAACGTTGTGGTGAAAGGATGCGTAAAATAGGATATAAAAATAGAGGACTTAATTCTAGAGCTGGTAATATAGGTAAATTGGTAGGAGAAGCTTTATGGGAAAATAATTGGTGTCAAAGAATTATCCATAACGTATTATTACCAGACGGAGGAGTTCAATTATGTTGTCAAGATTATGGGTTAGAAGAACCTATAGGAAATTTATTACATATGCCATATCATACTTTATTTGAAACTAATAGATTTAAAGAAATAATGAGTGGCAAGGCATCTATATGCCAACGATGTGATGATGGAGTTGCAGTACCCAATAGCGAAAAAATGAGATTACGGAGAATGGAATTTGATGAGGAATCTTGGAGAATTAAAAAATAATGTATCTAGATCAATATAAAATACCTAATACGATTAATTTGGATGGTCATCATTGTTTTCATGATTCAAATGTATATCCTAATTTTCAAAATCATCTACAAAACTTTAGAACGCATATAAGACGATTAGTAGATAACAAAGAATCAGCAACGTTTTACAAATTTGGTGACGGTGATTATCGATTTTTAAAGAAAGATGCAGTAGGATCAGCAGCTCCAGGAAATCGTGCTTTGAGCAAAAATTATGATGAAATTGGTCATGAAAGATTTATTGATAACGCGTCTAAATGTGATTATTATACATGCGAAATATATCCAGAAAATAGAACTATGTTTAAATCAGTCATTGATAGAGAAATAGATTATCCTGCAGAATATGGTTATGGATTAGTTGCAAACAAATGGCTTTTTGAAACCTTTAACGGCCGTATTGGATTATTAGGTGCAAGTGAAAAATTATATTTAATTGAAGAGTTAATGCAATATAAAGAATACCAAGAATATTTGGGATTAGAATCATTTACAGATTATATTCACTTTCCACAAAAATATGCAGCTGATGATATTGATTTAGTAGAAGATTTTGTAGGTAAACAATTACAAGAATCTAAATCAGATATATTCTTATTAGGTATAGGACATGCAAAGTCAGGAGTTTTACATGCATTTAAAAAATATAAAAATGCAGTATATCTTGATGTAGGCGCAGGAATAGATATGATAGCTGGGTGTATTAATATTAGACGTCCATATGCAGGTGATTGGACAAATTATAGAATTAAAGATTATGATTATTCAGATATAGACTATTTAAGATATTCTGGAGAAGGTAAAGAAAAAATATTATGGAAGTAAAGAAAAATGTAATATGGTGGACTGGTATAATTAATCCTGACCATGCAGAAAAATATGGTAATTTTGAATTTTTTGAATATTCAAGAAAATCTTGGGAATTTTGGTGTAAACGTAATGGATGTGAATTTGTAGCATTTACAGACCCAGTGGAACCAGACCTTAAAAAATTTCGAGTAAATTGGCAAAAAGCTATTTTTGTTTTTGATGAACTAGAAAAAAGAGGAATAAATTATGATCAAATATGTTTGGTTGATAGTTCATCGATTGTTAAATGGAATGCTCCAAACTTTTTTGAATTAACAGAAAATAAATTTTGTGCATTAAGAGATCTAGATAATATGAATTGGACATACCAAAGTATAAAAGGATATGAACAATTCTTTGGATATAAATTAGATACAACAAAATATATTAATTCAGGATTTATGATATTCAATGAATCTCATAAAGAAGTATTCACATCATTTAAAGAATTTTATTATAGAAAAGTAGATGCGCTCGTAAATCTTCAAGATAATATAGTACAAAAAGGAACTGAACAAACTCCAATAAATTATTGGTTACAAATGAAGAATGTTGATATAAAAACAGATTTACCTTTACCTTTTAAATTAACACATCTTCATAGAAAAGATATGCTTAGTCATAATTGGCAACTCAAAGAAGATCCAACTCCATTTTTTCTAAAATATGGATTTGTTTGGTTCTTTAATGGATTACCAAAAGATTCAAGATCAAATATAATGAAACAAACTTGGGATTTAATTAAAGATAATTATGATGACCAATTTGCAAATGTTTTAGATATATTAGACGAAATAGACCATAAAGATACAGCAAAATATACTACTAGTAGAAAATTTAAAAAAGATTTATTGGATATATTCTATAACATAAAATCAAAAGATTTAACAATTGTAGAAATAGGCGCATCTCAAGGACAATCTACTCGTATGTTAAGTTATATTTTTAAACGAGTGGTAGCAGTAGAATGGGATGATTGGAATTTAGAACAAGCAAGAAAACGATGCCATGATAGAGACAATGTAGAATTTGTACAAATGGATTTATATAATACATCATGGAAAGATAATTTACCTGCAAATGCAGATGTAGTATTTATCGATGCAGGACATACATATGATGATGTAATATCAGATATAGAAAATTCAGTTAAACATTTTGACGATCCTATTTTTATATTTGATGATTATGGATTACCACCAGGAGAAGTAAAAAAAGCAATTGATGAAAAAGTAGAAGATTATACCCTTCAGTTAAATAAATTTATAGGAGAACTACCAGCTGATTTAGTTCATGCAGGTGGAACTAAGTTCATGGACAAAGAAGGTTGTATTTGTAATTTAAAAAATTTCTAGATATGAAAAATATAGTATTTATAATGAACATCCAATTGGATGACGAACAAGGTAGATATACTCCAAATAGATGTTTACCTTATCAATTTTCTATTAAAAGTTGGAAGCATTGGTGTAAAAAAAATAATGCAGAATTATTTGTGTTAGAAGATTTATTATTACCAAAAGATGAAATGTCAATATGTTGGCAAAGATATTATTTGTTTGATATATTAGAATCTAATGGAATAGAATATGATCAAATATTAATGGTAGATTCTGATACCATAGTACATCCAGAATGTCCTAACATTTTTGAAATGTCAGAGCATAAATATGTGGGTGTCCATAATGAAGGAAGTTATGATTGGATATTGCGAAGTATAGAAAATTATTCAAAGTATATTTTCCAAGGCCGTGCATTAAAATGGTGGAATTATATTAACGGAGGATTCCAGATAGTAAATAAAAAACATAAAGAATTTTTCACAGCTATGATTGAATTATATACTAACAACAAAGATAATTTTATTCAAATGCAGAATAGATTCCATACAGGAACAGATCAAACACCTTTAAATTTTATGTTACAGATAAATGAAATTGATACTAAAATATTTCCGTATGAATATAATATGACAGATATGGCACGTAAAGAAATATTAACTCCAGACTTAACTATGACAAATGTAGGTTGGATTTATCATTTTAATTGTATTCCAAATAATGAAAATGATACAGCTACTTTTCAATGGATGGAAAAAACATACAAATACTTATATGAAAACTAAATTTGCAATAGGATGTTTAGTACAATGGTATGAATGTGATATCATTGGAGAGTATATAGAATCACTGCGTGAGGCCATGGATGCATATGACGGACAAGTAATTTGTGATTTTACAATTGTTGGTAATCAAGATTTGGAAAAATGTGTATCAGACAAACAAATGGATGAATGTATTACAAAAATTGAATTGATTTGTAATTATGGAAACGTTCGATATACGGATGATTTAGTTACAATATCTAGTTATAGGAAAGGATTTAATGATGACTATTGTGAACAAGCAGACGTTCTCGTATGGGGTGAATCCGATGCCATTTTACCTAAACAAATGTTTACAATATTAGATAATTTACATCAAATGTCATTACAAAATAACAATCCAAAATATTTAGCATTTTTTGGTACATGTAAAATGTGGGACAAAAGTTGGAAAATTTTAGAACATCCAGACTTTACAGATAAACCATTTGTAGATGGAGTAGATGATAAAGATGATTGGTGGAGTTTGCGGTATACAATGAATAAAGATGAGATGAATAATATAAACAACAAAACAGAAGAATTAGATGTTAGAGTATTACCTCAACATAAATTTAATGGTTGTGGATTAGTTATTTCATCAGAAATAATTAAAGCTGGTGTTAATATTCCAAAATCTGTATTTTTTGTACATGAAGATACTGCATTTATGCATATGACAAATAAAGTGTTAGGTAATATACCACAATATGTTATTAAGAATATATTATTAGTACATAATAGAAAACATCCTCTAAAGCGTATGCATGTTAAAGGAGAAGAAGGCGATACTATGCAAGCACAACGAGAAAGCAATGATTGGTATATGAAAGCACATAGTATGTCAGAACAAAACTGTTATAATCTATTTAATCCAAATTATAAATCATTTTCATGGACAAATGTCTTTGATAATTGAAATAATTTCATTATATTAAAGTAATTATGAAAAATATATTAGCTATAGGAGCTCATCCTGATGATGTTGAATTTGGATGTTTTGGTACGTTAAAGCGACATGTATTAGAAGGCGATAATGTAACTATATGTTTAATGTCTAATAGTACAGTTAAAGATGCGGTAACTGGAAATTTTACTAGAACTGAAACTGAAAGTATTTCTGAAGCACAAACAGCTGCACAATCTATAGGAGCTGAACTAATAATGTTAGATTATCAAGATACAGAAGTTCCATTTAATAGCGATTCTGTTAAAAAGGTTGAAAGAATATTAGCAGATAAAAAGATTGATATAGTATATACACATTGGGCAGGTGATACTCATCAAGACCATGTTAATACTTTGAATACAACATTAGCTGCAAGTAGAATGGTTAGTAATGTTTTATGTTATGAACAAGTTCCATTGCCTAGAGTATGTACCACATATCCAGTTGCAAACTATTATGTTGATATTACATCTGTAATTAATGATAAAATACAAGGATGTCTTTGTCATACTAGTCAAATAACAAAATATAAAAAAATGGGTATTAATATAACTGATAATTTAAAAACATTAGCCAAATTTAGAGGTACTCAATGTAATGTGAAATATGCAGAAGCATTCAATATTTTAAAAATAGTAAAAAAATGAATTTTGAATACATCTTAACCAAAGTTCCTAATTTAAATGAATGTGATGCATTAGATATATTTGCACGCGAAGGTGATTGGCAATCATATGAATTAGATTCAAAAGTAAAGTCTATTGAAGCTTGGGATATAGAACCTAACTTTATAAAAAAGTTAAAAGAAACATTACCTAATGCCACAGTACATTGCAGAGATTCGATTGAATTTATAAACACAACTGATTATACTAAGTTTGATTTACTAGTAGTGGATAATGGGTTAAATTGTTATGGAAAAGATAATCAATATTGCGAACATTTTGATTTTATACATAATGTTGGAAATGTATTAAAAGATAAAAGTTTTATTATTTTTAATGTGGTATTAAAACCATTTAATTACAGCAATTTTAAAAATTGGTCAGACCGCAGAAATAAATTTTATGGATTACAAGAAACTAGTGAGTTAAGTAAAGCATTTGTTAAACATTTTTATATAAATTTATTTCATGATGTAGGATTTAAAACAATTAATTATCATACAATATGTAGAGAATATCATAACGATGTTGATTATCTTTATTATATAGGAATGGAGTTAGAAAGAAAATGAAAGTAGCAATACATCAACCAGAACATTTTCCATACATGGGATTTTTTGAAAAAATGAAAGCAGCTGACGTATTTGTTATATTAGATGATGTACAGTACAAAAAAAATAATTGGCAAAATAGAAATAAATTTGTAAATAAAAATGGAGTTGAAGAATTTTTTGGAGTTCAAGTAGAAAAAGATGCTCATAAAAAACTTATATGTGATGTAAAAATAACTGATGGTGCATGGAAAAAGAAAACATTAAAGAAAATAAAACAAAATTTTTCTATTGATTTATCTAACATATATAACCATTCAAATTTAATAAAAGTTAACATGGATTCTATAAAATGGGGAATGGATAAATTAAATATTAAAACGCCGTTAATATATAGTAGTGCAATGTATATTCATTCAAAAGGAACTACTCGATTGATTGATATATGTAAATTTTTAAATGCAGACACATATATAAGTGGTAATGGCGGAAAAGATTATTTAGAAGAAGATTTATTTACAGACATTAAATTAGAATATTTTAATGCACCAATTACAAACTATGAATCAGTAATAGCACAATGAATTATTTTATAACAGAATTAGGTTTTGAAGGTAAGGTTCCAAAAGAACATACAAATCTACGTGCAGCTGAAACTTGGATAAAATATTTAGACTCATACCATATAAATCTTTTTAAAGTATTGAAAGAAGATAAAGTTTATCGAGGAACATGTTGGTTGATAATTCCAAAAGGATTAAAAGCTGTACATTTTTTAATGCAACATCATCAAGATCTTATTTCAAATCTAAAAACTAAATTTGATAAAGTTTACTGTATACAGGAAGGAGAAACAACATTCTGGAATCATTATAGTGTTGCAATACAGGTATGGATATATTTACAATTTCAAGCATCTGATAAAATATATACACAGAATACATATGATATCAAATATTTAAAAGGCCTATTTCCAGATAATAATTTTGGAATCTTACGTTCTGTATTAGATGATTCTGTGTTAGATAAAAATAATTTTAAATCTAAACAGGATAAAGTTATACTACCAGGACCATATACAATTGAATATCATGGATTTGTACAAACTTGTATCGCTCATCATACAAATTGTACAATTGATATACCTCCTATGGGTAATAGTAGAATGCCAAAAGATTCTTGGGACATGGCTGACAATGTTGGAGTAAATTATTTAGATTATATGATGTGGAAAGAATGGATGGAAAATCTTTCTCAATACCGATATGCATATTTTTTAGTACCAATAATTGGAGCAGGAACATTTCCATTAAATTGTGCATATCATGGAATTCCATGCATTGGTGATGGTAGAGCAGAAACGCAATCTCTTTTGTATCCTGATTTATGTGTAGAATATTTAGATTTAGAGAAAGCACTAAAGCTAACTAAACAGTTATCATCAGATAAAGAATTCTATAATCATACATCAGAATATGCTAAACAGATGATTGATGTACATTTTTCAAAAGAAGAATTTTTAAAAACAATTAAAAAGACATATTAGTATGATAAATAAAACAATATTAATTATAGGCGGAACAGGAGCTTTGGGTAGGACATTAACTCATAGGTATCATCAAAATAACAAAATTATTATATTATCGCGTGATGAGCATAAACATGTTAACATGCAAAGAGAATTTCCAGATGTAGAGTATGATATCGGAGACGTAAAAGATAAAGATTCATTACTACAAGCTTTAAACGAATATAAACCTGAAGTTGTTATCAATACAGCCGCATTAAAACATGTTCCAGTATGTGAATCTAATCCATATGAAAGTGTAAAAACAAATATTATAGGACATAAAAATTTAATTGATTGCATCACAGTATGTAATCATCAAATAGAAACATTGATGTTTATATCAACTGATAAAGCATGTGCGCCTATTAATGTATATGGCCAATGTAAAGCAATTTCAGAAAGATTGTATGTAGATTTTGCAAATAAGCAAACAGATATTAAAGTATGTTTATGTAGGTATGGAAATGTATTAGAATCAACAGGATCTGTCATTCCATTCTTCAAACAATTATTAGAAAACGGCGCTACAGAACTTCCAATTACACATAAAGATATGACAAGATTTCTTTTAACATTAGAAGATGCAGTCAATTTAATAGAATGGAGTTATAGTCATCCGACATCACACGGAAAAATTGTAATACCAATAATCAAAGCATTAAAAGTAACTGATATAGCTAAATCATTGGGTAAATCATATGGACATAAAGACATAAAATTAAAATATATAGGAATCCGTCCAGGAGAAAAACTTCATGAAGCTATGATAAGTGAACCAGAATCATTTCGAACTGAACAGGTAACAAAAATTACAGCTGATCTTGATATAGAAGGATATTATATGATTACAGATAAAATAATATCAGATAAAAGTTGGACTTTTAGTTCAGATAAAAGCTTAATGAAGTCAGAAGAAACAGATCAATTTTTAACTAATGCAGGTGTTCTTAATAAGAAATAATATGAAAATAGCTATAACAGGAGAAACAGGATTTTTAGGATATCATCTAACTCAATACTACAGATGGATTAAAGAACATGATGTAATTAAATTAGGAAGAAATTATTTAGATAACATATCTTTGCTTAAGGATTGTGATTTATTAATTCATTGTGCTGGTATAAATAAAGATATGAGCAAAAATATGCTGTTACAGAACAATGCATACCATGGTAATGTAACATTAGCAGAAGAATTAGTATCTGCATTGCATGTACATGGTATATCAATTGATATAAAATTTACATCATCTACTCAAGAAGACAATAATAATGATTATGGAGATTCAAAAATTGAAGCAGGTAAGATCCTTAAAAACTATTGTAAAGAAAAAAATACTAAATTTGAATCATATAAGATACCAAATATATTTGGACCATTTGGAAAACCAAATTATAATTCATTCATAAATACGTTTTGCTATAATATAGTAAATGATATTAAATGTAATTATAATAATGCCACAGTGCCATTAAGTTATGTATACGATGTTGCAAAAGTATTAGATAATCAAACTACAGACTATAATATTACAAATGTTATTGTCAGTGACACATATTATTTATTAAAAAGATTTCATAATGATTATTCTCAAGGAATAATACCTAAGTTAAATACCGAATTCGAGAAAAATTTATTTAATACATACAGAGGATTCACAACACCTAATTTTAAGTTTAAAAAACATTCAGACGATCGTGGTGATTTAGTTGAATTAGTTAAAGGAAAAGGAAGTGAAACTCAAGTATTTTATTCAACGACTAAGCCTGGTATTACCAGAGGAGATCATTTTCATTTTGGTAAGGTAGAACGATTTTGCGTGTTAAAAGGAAAAGCTAAAATATCTATGAGAAAGGTTGGAGATTTGGAGAAAATTCATTATATTATACATGATAATGAAGTAGTAGATATGCCAATACTATATACTCATAACATTACAAATATAGGCGATGAAGATTTAATATGTGTATTTTGGGTAAATGAAATATTTGATATTAGCAACCCTGATACATATTTTGAGAAAGTTTAGATTATGATAGTAGATACAAACCCAGAATTTGGAATTGAATTAACATTGGTAGTTCCATATGCATACTGGCTACATCAACAAGGAAAATTAGAAAAGGTTGTTACTACAAAAGGCATGAAACCATTTTATTATTTTTGTGATAATGTAGAAGAAAAATATGAGTATCGTACAGTAGATAATTCAGCAGCAGGAATGGATGCAATACCTAACAACTGGATATATGGCTTTAAAGGAAATGCAGAATTATATAAAGAAGAATGGCCTGAATGGGAAGAATTTGCATCTGTAGAAAGAGGTTGTGGAATATTAGATTATACCAAATGGAAATTGCCTGACTATAATATGCAATTTAAAAATGATGTTTTTAAATTTGAAAAACCATTTATTGTTGTTTCAAATCGATATAATTGGGAACATGGAAAGCCACCTGTTGGATATTTTGATATCCAGTGTTTATATAATATTTTTAATTGGGCAACAGATAAAGGTTATATAGTTGTTTATAAAAGACCAAATAATACAGAATTTCCATTAGATCAAAATGAAGTAAATACTCTTAACCGTAAAGAAAATTTAGTTGCTAATATAGATGGTATAGGTATAATGGATGATTATGACTTAACAACACATTATAAAAATGTATATTTACTAAATGATATAGTCACAGAACATGCAGACATGACATACAATGAAGTACAGTTGAATTTATTTACAAATGCATTTGGATTTATAACTATGGGAGGAGGGTCTACATTATTTCCATGTTTTTTTAGAAAACCAACAGTTGCATATTATGGCGGAACATTGACAGAAATTAATAGGAAATGTTTTTGGAAAGATTCAAAAGGAAATAAAAATATAAAAAATTATCATTTTATGATTAATCCTAATTTGCATCCAGTAGTAGATAAAGATAGTATTGATATGAATAATGGTTATAAGAATTTTTTAAATAAAATAAAACAAGTATTAAAATAGGAAGAAATTATGAAAGTAGGATTTACAGCAGGAAATTTTGATTTGTTACATCCAGGTTATATTTACACATTTGAAGAAGCAAAAAGACATTGTGATAAATTTGTAGTATTTTTACAAAGAGATCCATCATTAACAAGATTCACAAAATATAAACCTGTTATTTCATTACATGAAAGATATAAAACACTAACGTCTATAAAATATGTAGATGAGGTATATGTATATCAAACAGAAGAAGAATTATACAAATTAATTGAATGGCTCAAACCAGATATTAGAATTTTAGGTGAAGATTATATAGGTAAACCATTTACAGGAGATGACCTTCCACCTAAAGTTATATATACAACTAGATCTCATGATTGGTCAACAACTCGTTTGAAAGATTTAATCACTAAGCAAACTATAAAACAAAACCCAGATATACTAAAACAAATATGAAAATAAGTTTAATACAACCAGGAAGAAATAATCTTAAGTATCTTAAATGGTCTTATAATTCTATAAGAAAAAATCAAGGAGAACATGAAGTAGAGATATGCGTTGCTGATGATTATTCAAATGATGGTACTTGGGATTGGTGCCAAAAAATGATGAAAGAAGATTCTAATTTTAAAGCAATTAGAAACAATGGACCAACAAGGTTAGGACATACAATATTGTATGACAGGTTAGTAAATGAATTAGCTAGTCATGATTTATGTATGATATATCATGCTGATATGTATCTATGCCCAGGAGCTCTAGATTCAATTGAAGAACATATGTATATGAAAAATGTTATTACTGGAGATACAATATATAACAATATTGGAAAAGCCAAAACAATTGTTTCATTAACAAGAATAGAACCACCATTACATCCACCAGGTCCTGAAAAAATAATAATGGATTTTGGTATAGAACCTGAAGAATTTGATGAAGAGAGTTTATTAGAATGGGTTACAAGAGAAATTCCAAAACAATCAACTAAAACTACAGAAGGTATATTTGCTCCATGGGCATTTTGGAAAAAAGATTTTCAAGAAATAGGAGGCCATGACTCTTTATTTGCTCCACAATCAAAGGAAGATACAGATATATTTAATAGGTTTCAGCTAAACGGAGTAAAGTTTATTCAAACATGGAAAGGTTGTGTTTATCACATGACATGTAGAGGTTCTAGGTTTGCAGACGGAGCAAAAAGAAATCCAGATGGCCAGGTGTTTATGAAGAATCGAGAAACAGATGAATGGTTAAAACAAAATCAAAAATCAACAAGAGAGTTTATTAGAAAATGGGGACATTTTTGTAACCATGATGAATATTTAAAACCAATCATTCCACCAAAATATGATGTTGGTATTATTTTAGTACATAATGATATTAAGATGTTAAGAATACTAGAACCATGGTGTAGTAACATATATTGTGATAGTAACTTAAGAAAACATTATATTTCGACAGATCAAAGAACAACATCATTTAATCTATCAGAAAGAGTATTACCATTTAATAATGAAAAACAAAATAGTATACTGATTGAAGTTGATAAATATAAATTTAATAATACAGATTTTGAATATATACAAAAATTATCTGAAATATTAAAAGATAGTGGAGAAGTAGGTAGTTTTGAACTGGGTAATTTAACAGTAACAATAAATAATTTAATAACAACAGAAAAGGAATTAATAATATGCAAAAAGCAATAGTAACAGGAGGAGCAGGATTTATAGGCTCTCACATAGTAAATGAATTAATTAATATGGGAGTTCAAGTAACTATCATAGACGATTTCTCAACAGGTAAAGTAGAAAATGTTAATCCAGCAGCATACTGTTGGAAACAAGATATATCAACAGTAGATGTAGATGAACTTACTGATTTCATGAAAGGAGTTGATGCGGTATTCCATTTAGCTGCATTAGCAAGAGTACAACCATCAATTGAACAGCCGCTTCCTTATCATGACGCGAATGTGACAGGAACTCATAATTTATTAGTAGCAGCATCTGATGCAGGAGTTAAAAAGTTTGTGTTCAGTTCATCAAGTTCAGTATATGGAGACGCAAAAGTTCCTACTTCAGAAGAACATAAATTGAATCCTATATCTCCTTATGCATTACATAAATTAATTGGAGAACAATATTGTAAGTTATTTAGTACATTATATGATATTGATACTGTATGTTTAAGATACTTTAATGTATATGGAGATAGAATGGCATTAGATGGAGCATATAGATTAGCTATTCCAATATTTGCAACTCAAATTAAAGAAGGTAGACCATGTACTATTAACAATGATGGAAATCAGCGAAGAGATTATACATATGTAGGAGATGTAGTTAAAGCCAATATAACATGTGCGAAATCCTTAAAAGAATTTAATGGTGAAGTTTATAATGTAGGTAATGGTGAAAATGTATCTGTTAATGAATTAGTTGATATGATGGGTGGTGAGAAAAGTTATGGTAATAAAGTGATAGAACCATTTGAAACTTTAGCTTGTACAGCTAAAATAGATTTAGAATTAGATTGGAAGCCTAGTGGAAATCTAAAAAAATGGATTACAAATTATATGAAAGAATTTAATAAATGAAAAAAATAGGAATAATAGGAAAAGGATTTGTAGGTTCTGCGGTAGAATTTGGATTTTCGCCAAATGTAGGATGTGATGCAGAAGTAAGAAGTTACGATGTAGATCCTAAAAAAAGCACTCATACATTAGAAGAAACAGTTAATAATTCAGATGTAATATTTGTATCTGTACCAACACCTTCCAATCCTGACGGAAGTATGCATTTAGGTATATTAGAAACAGCATTAGATAATATTAATAATGTATATAGAAATGATGCTATTATATTAATACGATCAACAGTAACTCCAGGTACAACTCAAAAGTTACAAAATAAATTTCCTAAACTACCATTAGTATTTAATCCAGAATTCTTAACTGAAAGATCTGCAAAATTTGATTTTATAAATCAAGCTAGATTTATATTAGGAGGAGATCCAAAAGATACATCTAGAGTAGCAGCATTATATAAATGGAGGTTTGGAGATTCGGTTCCATGTATAGAAACTAATTTTGCAACAGCTGAAATGATTAAATATATGAATAATTGTTTCTTTGCAACAAAAGTATCTTTTATGAATGAAATGAAACTTATTGCAGATAAATGTGGTGTTGATTGGAATATGGCTGTAGAAGGATTTGTAAGAGATGGAAGAATAGGACATACTCATCTTAACGTGCCAGGACCTGATGGCAAATTTGGATTTGGAGGGTCATGTTTTCCAAAAGACGTACAAGCAATGATTGTCTTTGCTGAAGAAAATGGAATTCATCCAAATACATTAGTAGGTGTATGGTCTACAAATCTAAAAGTAAGACCAGAAAGAGATTGGGAAAACCTTAAAGGAAGAGCTGTTACTAACGATCCATTCGATGAAATGTTCTAATGCAATATTTTATTTTACCATCAGAATATAAGCAACATGATCTAATGAATGAAAATTATTTGTTAGGAGAACAATCTTTCAAAGTATTTTGGGCAGGATCAGGATTTAATAGATTTCAGCGTATTATACAAGAAGCTCCTGATGTATTAGAACATATTGTCATATTAGATGACAAAGGAAATGATTATACTGTTGAAGCATTTTTAGATAAAATTAAAAAACTAAAAATAAGACTACAAGATTAGATATATAAATTTTCTTCTTTGTCCTATTGCCTAATATTTATATTAAACATAAATAACAGGAGAAAAATATGTACACAAGAGAAAAAATTCAATCAACAGTAGAAGGAATGGGTTACAAATATTTCCATGATACTAACGAAAAAGGATATGATGTCAATATCATAGGTGTTAGAAATTCAGAAACAAAAGGAAGAGTTACAAATGCTTTTGATGATATTTTAACAATAGCTTATAAAGTTGACGGTAATTGGAAATACCATGAATTCAAATGCACAACAGATCCAGGTTCTGCATACATGAATAATCCAATAGTAGAAAGCAAAGGAACTGCTATATTAAAGCCAGGCCAATATAGAGGATCTCATAAATTAAGATTACATGCTGGTAAGTATCTTGCATTAGGTCAAAAGAAAAATGTAACAGTTTATAGAGACAATGATAGAGATGCAAATTATGATTTAGATGAATCTAAAACAGACACAGGTTTATTTGGAATTAATATCCATAGAGCAACTGGTAGGAAAGGTGGAACATCTACAAGAGTAGATAAATGGTCTGCAGGATGTCAAGTAATTGCTGATAATGATGATTGGCATGAATTTTTAGATATTTGTCAAGCAGCTAGAGAAATTCATGGTAATTCATTTTCATATACATTAATTGAAAGTAAAGATATTATCTAAATGATAAAACTTGGACACATATTAGAAAATCTGCCAGTTAAATTGAAAGACTTAGAAAGTACAATTGATATTAATGATACAGACTTAGACAAGGTATTTGCTGATCAACATGGATTAGAAGATGGTTCTGGTTCTCCGTCACCAATGGCTGGAGTGGAATCAGATACATTACTAACAGATTTTAACCCAGATGATGATGTGTCAACAGGATATCAAGTAGTAGGCCAAACACCAGATGAAACAAAAGATGATTCAGATACAGTCTCCGCAGGACTACCAGAACCATCAAAATCATCTGCAGATGATGAAGATCCGTTAGAAGAAGGCACAAGATGTTGGAAAGGATATGAAAAAAAGGGTATGAAAACTTTATTCGGCAAACGAGTTCCTAATTGTGTTAAAAAAGAAGAAATATCTTTAGACGAAATTATTGATATTGTTTCAGAAGAAACAGGTTTAGCTGCGCCATATGGTTCAGGATATGAAGAAGTTGTAGAAGATTTAAGAAAATGGGTTAAACAAAGATGGGTAGATATCTCTAGAAAAAAGAAAGGAGGAGGTCATCCTGCATGTGGAGCATCAGCTGGAAAGAAATCTAGAGCTGGTGGAAAAAGAGCTTATCCTAAATGTGTACCGGCAAGTAAAGCTGCTAGTATGAGTAAAAAAGATAAATCATCTGCTACTAGAAGAAAAAGAGCTGTGTATAAAGGTAAAAAAGGTAAGCCACCAAAAAAAGCTAAAAATGTAAAAACTAAAGTAGAATCTTTTTTAAAAGAAAGATTTATTCGATTTATGCAAGAATTAAATGAAGCAGCTAAAAGAGATAAGTGTTATTATAAAGTAAAATCAAGATATGATGTATGGCCATCAGCATATGGTTCATTATCATTATCCAAATGTCGTAAGGTAGGAGCTGCTAATTGGGGTAAGACAACATCTAAAGGGAAAAAGAAATGAACAAAGAAAAAGTAATATATAGAAATGAATATCTAAGATTAGAAATAATTGAACATTCAGGTCCAGTAATATTCCAAGAAGCTGAATATCAAGGTCGTAAAGTTAAATTAAATAAACCAATGCGTGGTGATACTAAAAAATTTAAAGTATATGTTAATACTGGTAAAAAGAATAAAGATGGTACTATAAAAGTTAAAAAAGTAAACTTTGGTCATGGTGGTACGTCTGCTAAGAAAGCTGGACAAAAAACTATGCGTATCAAAAAAAGTGATCCTGCAAGAAGAAGATCATTCCGTGCAAGACATAATTGTGATAATCCAGGACCTAAAACAAAAGCAAGATATTGGTCTTGTAGAAAGTGGTAAGATGATACAATTAACTATATCAAAAGAAGGAACTCAGACATTAACTGAAATATGTGATACATGTAAATGTCACGTTCGTAATCTTACTACAGATGATATATTAGTAAAAAAAGATACAGATTTAATTATAAAAAATAGTAAAGGTGAAGAGGTAAACAATACAGAAGCAAGGCCACCATGTTATTGCGAACATTGTGAACATTAAGGAGACAACCATTGGGACATAAAGTATTTATTAGACATACATATATTTACAAATGTAGTAATAAGAAATGTGATGGTGAATGGAAGATAAATGAGGCTGACCATATAGAAAAATTAAGATGTCCGCATTGTGGAGAATATGATTCGGTTGAATATGTACTTGTAGACCAGAGAGAAAAATATAATAGAAAATGGGAATAAATTTAAAAAATATATTCAAAGAAGGTAAAGTACTATCTGTGTTTGATTTTGATGATACAATTGCAAAATCAGATGCATGGATATATGTTACGCGACAAGGTCGTACAATTAAAAAATTAGACCCAGCACAATTTGCAGTTTACAGACCAAGACCAGGCGAAGATTTTAACTTTAAAGATTTTGATAGAAAAATTAGAAATCCAAGATTAATAAAACGTAATGCTGAATTACTAAAAAAACAATTAGATAAAGCAAGAAAAGCTTCAAAAGGAGCTAGAAAGGTTACTATATTAACTGCAAGAAGGTTAGGACAACCTGTAACAAGTTTTTTGAAATCAGTTGGTATTGATGCATATGTAGTTCCATTAGGATCTGCAGATCCACAAAAAAAAGCAGATTGGATAGAAAAACAAATTAAAAAAGGATATGACACAATTTATTTTATGGATGATTCAAATAAAAATATTGCAGCTGTAAATAATATGTTGAATAAGTATCCAAATGTAAAATCAATTACTAAATTAATAAAAGAAACAAGTTCTAATGCAGTATATGGTGCAGATTCAGGAGAACCAGATACAGGATTTATACATGGAGGGAATACAAGAAAATTAGGAAAATTAGCAGGTAAGCCTGAGCCATGGTTTGAAGGAGGTGATTATACACAAATGCATTGGCCAGAAGCTGATCATGTTTTTGGAAAAGGTTTCAAAGCTGATTTTACTGTAATAAAAACAATATTATCAGATATCAAAAATCCTAAATTGAAAACAATATTATCAAAAATAAAAGATATAAATGAAATAGATTATCATTCTAAGTTATCTAGAGGTCATAAGCCAGATTATTATCAGTTAGGAACTTCAGAATTCAAACCATTTGATAAATCAAAGGATGATGATGTTGAAGAAAACTTTGCAGATGGAAAGAAACCAGGTAGAAAAGGTATATCCAAAAGAGTTGGTATTCCAAAAGGAGCTACATTAACTCAATTAGCTAAATTAGCAAAAGCAAAAGGTGAGAAAGGCAGAATGGCAAGATGGCAATTGAATATGAGACGTGGTAAAAAGAAAAAGAAATGATTAAACTCTTAAAACTATTAGGAAATATATTTGACACCAGTTGGTGGGCAGATAAAATCAATTCTAAGTTAGGAGTATATGAATGGACAAAGAAAAGCAAATTTCGTAAATGGCAAGAAGGATTAACTGGTTGGAAGTTTTGGGCTTGGCAAATAGTAGGTGGAATATCATTTGTAATTATAATGGAATTCATATTAAATAAAATTGGAATGACAATGTTACCATGGCGATAAAATTAAAAGACATATTATTAGAAATAGGAGAAGGTTCAGCCAAACCATACAAATGGAAAGCCGATCACAAAACAAAAAAGGCGTTCGGTATGGATGTAACTGATTATGAATATGTATGGAAAACTGATTCAGGATTACAATATGTTTTAACAATTGAGACAGTACCAGTTGAAGGAAAAGGATATTGGCATGCAGCATTTGGACCATATAAAATGGGTAGTAGTATACATGATTTATCTGGTAGACAAATACGTGGTCCACAAAAGCAAGTAGATTATGAAACTGAAACAAATAGAGGTGAACTATTTAATATAATGGCAACAATTGTAGAGGCCTTTAAGGACTTTATGAAAGAAGCAGAAAAAAGTGAATGGGGACTTAAATCAGTTGAATATGAAGGAGCTAAAGCCGAGGATACCAAATCAAATCAGCGAAATAAATTATATGCAGCATATATTAAAAAAAATCTACCAGGAGCAACAATTAAAAAAGTATTTGGTGATAAAATGGAAATACTATTCAAATGATCAAACTAAAAGACATATTATTAGAAGGATTATCCAAAAACGAAATACAATCTATTGCAGATAGGGTTCTTCCACAGATAGCTAAAACATTAGGACCAACTAAAAAAGGATTACCTAACATAGAAATACATAACAATGTATTGGCACTTCATAGTAAGATACCAGACCATCCAGTATCTCCAGATATGGGAGGTGAGAATGAACATGCAGAATATGATTGGGGCACAAATACAATATATTTATTTAGTATAGCACTTGTAAACGAAAAGTTAGTTATCCAAGCTTTGTTACATGAATATACTCATGCAACACAAGATGAGAAAAAAGTGAAAGCTGCAAGAGCAGCTGGATATGAAAATAACAAATATGAAAAAGCTGCAGAACAAGCAGAACGTAATTGGAAGAAATACATATGAAAAAATTATTATTGATATTATTGCTACTATGTGCAGGATGTGCTACAACAACACATACAACAGAAAAATGTGATAAAGAAAAAAAAGAATGTTGTTCTAAAAAATGATTAAACTAAAAGACATATTATTAGAAGGCAAGATGGGCGATTGTTATCCAGCTGGAGGAAGACTTATTATGGAATTCTTTGGCGATAAAGATCATAAACTTGTACATGGTATGGTTAATGGACAAGGTCAATTAGAAGGTATGAGATATGGGCATTGTTGGGTAGAATCTAGAGATACAGTATTAGATCATTCCAACGGTAGAAAATTAGAAATACCAAAACAAGTATATTATGCATTAGGTAGAATTGATCCAAAAGAATGTAAATATTATACTCCAGAAGAAGCAGCAAAGTTTATGGTTGATGAAGGACATTGGGGACCTTGGGAAATGTCAGGAGATCCTGTTATGGCAGAAGAAATACCAGATCGTAAACCAGAAATAGGTGATCAAGAATTAAAAATATCTCAAAATGAATTAGATACAATTAAACAATTAATATAGTTATGAAGTCATTTAGACAAAAAGATGCAGAAAAGGCAATACGATTAGAAGCTGAAAAGAAAGTTGCAAAAGAAAAAGCAAAAAGACTTGCGTATTTAAAAGAAAGAGATGAACTTTTAAAACTAGAAGAAGACCAAGTGCGCAAAAATGTTCAATATCTTCATGATCAAGCACTGCAAGAAGAATCTCAACGACTACAAGAAATTGCAAATCATAATACAAAAAAATCCAAACCTACCAAAATTACGTTACAGTCAGAAATAAGACAAAAAGAATTAAAAAATCGTAATAAACAAAAAAATATGATAAAAGATATATTATCAGGAGAAGATAAACTTCGTGATAATATATCATCGGTTACTAGACAAGATGAAATAGATAAATATGACCAATATCAATTACAAAAAATAGAAGAGGCAGAAAAGTTGTTAGAACAACAACTAGCTGAAGAAAAGGTTAAACAAGAACAAGAAAGATTAGATGAAATTGCAGAACAAGAAAAATTAGCTCGTTGGAAAGAAAATGAAAAAATAGAACAAGAAGAAAAACAACGCATGAAAGAATTGCGTGAAGCTCAAGAACAAGAAAAAAAGGCCAAAGAAGCAGCTGAACTTCAAGAAATAATTAGTAGTCGTAAAATATATGAATTAAGACAGCAAGAAATTGCAAAACAACAAAAAGAAAAAAGAGAAGCAGTTAATGCAATATTAAAAGAAGCACAATATATTTTAGATTCACAAAAGAATACTCGTGAAAAACAAGTTCTTTCAAATCTACATGATTACATTTATAGACTTAATCCTAATCAAGAAAAAGATATTTGGACAGAAAGAGCTCAACCAAAATCTATTTTAACATGGGAAGAATGGAAACAAGTTCCTGCAAATAATATATTAATTGAACAAGATTTTAAAAGAGCAAGATTATTATTTGAACAGGATAATCAACGAGCACAACGATATCATGATCATATGTTTCAAAATTTTGCAGGAAGAAATTTAACATTGGACAGGAAAAAAGCTATAGCAGCTTCTGGAAAACTTGTAGATATACCACATTCAAAAGCAGTAGAACTAAGACGAGAATTTGTAGAAGATATAGGAGATATTCAATGTTGGTTGGATGCAGCAGATACTGGATTACTTCACGCAACTGTTACAGCCTCAATGGCAACAGCAAGTATTAGTGCATTTTGGGTTCCTGATGATATGATAGGTGTTAATACTAGAATATTAAATGAAGATGAAACATTCGAATCAGGAAGTTTAGTATTAGAAAATCCAAATAATTTATTTGATGGAAATCCTAACACATATGCATCAGTTTATCATACAAGTGCAAGTTATGATTGGCATCAAAGAAACAATAATGTTTTGGCAGAAGGAGGAAATCAAGGTGCATTCCTTAAAGGAACATTTTACTTAAGAATAATAGCTCCAGAAAATCATACAAATTCGCGTATCGAACGAATAGAACTTAGATCAACAGATCGTAATTTTATTCCAACTTATGTTAATTTTTGGGCAAAAGACAAAACTCTTGCTAGATGGCATAGATTACAAAACT